GCTTTTTTGGCGGATTAACAACAATTCTTATGGCTGTATTACCAGTAACGATCTTATGGTTCGTTGTAACAGGTGGTTCAGTATTTGGAATGGATGTAATTGCAAATTTAACAGCTTTAGTTGATGGGTTTGGACAAGGTGGATTTACTGGTTTAGTAGTTCTATTAATTGTAGCGTCATTCTTTGTTAAGAAGTAGTTAGTTTTACTTGTATAGGGGTTGCCCAAGTGCTTAATAAAGTGCTTGGGCAATTTTTATTTATAAGCTCGGATATATTTATATATAGATTAAGTAGATATACTAGGAGATAACTATGTTCGATGATGAAATATTTAAGGGTAAAACCCTTTCTAACTTGTTCTCTGAGATTTACCAAAATTCTCGAAAAAAGGATGAGCAAATAAATACGTTAATTGGCCAATTAAAAGGCTTAATTAAAAACATGACAGACGCAACTGTTATTGTTCCACTTATAAAAGATTATATTGATGCATCATTAAAAAATGACGATCATTTAATAAAAATGGCAGGAATAATACAAAGAGCAACACAAAGAGCTGAAACTGGTGGTGGAGATTTTTCTTTAAGTGATGATGAAAAGAAACAACTTATAAATTCTATTGAGGAAATAGAAAAAAATAAGGAGAACTAAAAATGCCAATAAGTACGGGTGGACAACAAAGTGGAATTACTGGACAACCATCAAAACTGGTAGTTGAAGCTGGTGAGGTAGTTGATATTATACTTGATGAATCACATGCAGAATATACTGACACTGGAAATAGTGTTGGATGTTGTTTAGTCAGATTAATACAATCACAGCGAAACCAAGGTGATTATTCATTAAATTGGTTAAAACCAGCATCTGCAAATAATATACATTATCCTTTAATTGGTGAATTAGTACTCTGTATGGATGGAGCATCTGCAGACTCACAAATACAGTCTGGTGCAACAATGAAATATTGGTTGCCATATCCACAAAACGTTTTTAATGACGTAAACGAAAATAGTTTGCCATTCTCATCTTATTCTATAGATCGAAGAAATTCAGTTCCCTCCGAGTTTGATAGACATAAAGGAGACGCAGAACCAGAAGGACCAACACTTGGTAATTCATTTGAACCAAAAGAAATACAAACTCTACAGCCATATGAAGGTGATATGATTATTCAAGGTAGATGGGGAAATTCAATTAGATTTGGAAGCACAGCAGATCCACAAGCAGGAGATCCAAACCTATATTCAGACGGAGGTTCAAAAGGCGATCCAATAATAACCATGAATGTAGGATATGGAGATGCGTCTGATACAGCAGAAGGTTATCACATAGAAGATTGGTCGACGTCAGGAGATGGAACACAAGTAGTATTAGCAGCCGGCCAAATAATACCTTTAGAAATTGCAAGTACCAATAAAGATTCATATCATAATAGTTCAAATCCTGATGAACAAGACGCATATGAAGGAAATCAAGTAATATTAAATTCAGATAGAATAGTGTTCAATGCAAAAACAGATAGTATTTTAGGAACAGCAAAAATATCAGTTGGTTTTTCAACTGAAGGTACCTTTAATATTGATGCAGATGACCACACAATAATAGACTCACCAAAAATATATTTAGGAAATGCATCAACAGATGAAGCAGAACCAGTTGCACTAGGACAAACACTAGTAGATTGGATGCAAAAACTATGTGATACACTATTGGCAGAAACACATCCAACAGCATGTGGACCAAGTGGAACGCCGATAAATGCAGCAGACTATTCAAGCCTAAAATCTTCTGCGCCAGATATATTGAGTCAAAATAGTTTTTGTACTAAAACAAATTAGGAGAGGTTATGCCATTCGGAGCACCATTATTTGCAAATGTATATAACGCCGAATTTGGCGCAAATGTTCCAAGCGGAGAAACACAAGGAGACGCAGGTGCAGGTTGGGCCAAAGCTACCGCCGCCGGAGCAGCCTTAGTTATGGCTCCAGCTCCATCATCAACAATAAGTGTAGCAGAACAAGCCATGGCAGGACAATTAGCCGGATGGAATTCTGATAATGATAATGCTGGAATGCTGTTAAAAACAGCACTAATAACATTTGCAGCTTCAATGGTACCAGGTTTTTTAGGTCCAGCGCTAGTAGCAGTACCTCCTGCAGGACCACCACCAATAGATAGTGTATTTTCAATGGGAGATGCTGGTGCTGATGCATTATCAATGGGAAATGCCTTTGGAGGCATATTGGCCAGCTGGTTTCCAACTGGCACTTTCATTATTCCAGGAGTTCCACCAATTGGACCATTACCTTGGATATAGTGACTAAAAACGTAATCAATGAGATATTTATATAAGTAACGAGAACTATTATGAGCAAATCAAAAAAACTATTAGAAATAATAAAAAAAGCAGTTAGAGAAGAAGTAAGAACAGCAGTTCGTGAAGAGCTGAGAGAAGCTTTGGGAACTAAAAAGGAGTTAACACAAGAGCATATTAAGCATGGAATGAGCTTAACTGAAATGGCAAACTCTCCAAAAAACCCATACGAACAGGGAACTACCGCAAAGAAAAAACGAAAAACGGTTGAGTTTACAAAGGATCCTGTTTTAAATAAGATACTAAATGAAACAGCAAATGAAGAATGGAAAACTATGGGTAATAAAACATTTAGTGATGGAAAAGCAGGAATGGCAAGCATGATGGGAATGCAATCACCAGATCAAGCCTTTGGTGGAAAGCCAAGTATCCAGCAAATGCTCCCAAATGATAGAAAGCACGTTGCAGTTAGTGAAGACATGGCAGAAATATTGACAAAAGACTATTCTGCGTTATTAAAAAAAGTAGAAGAAAAAGCAAGTAAAAAGAGACCTTAATATATGGCAATACCTGCTAGAAAAATATTTAGGATAAACCCTGCAGATGAAGATGAAAGAGTTGCTGTAGGAATAGACTTACCATTGGTAAAAGCTAACGGTGCACCATTCCCACAAACAAGGTTAACAATAGATGCAGCAAAAGCTAATCTTAAAAACCTAATATTAACTAGAAAAGGAGAAAGACCTTTTCATCCTGATCTAGGTACTAGTATATATGACTTTTTATTTGACCCTAACATGGATGAAATGTTGGTAAATATTGAAGAAGAAATAAATAATGCAATAACAAAGTTTTTACCATATATTGTTGTAACAGACTTAGTTGTAGCAGTCGCAGACCAATCATATGGTTTTAGTGATAATTTTAATGGTGTAAGAATAAGCATATCTTTCACACTAGCAGGAAACAGATTTGACGAACAATCAATTGTTGTTGTAATCGGAGCAGAATAATGGCATTAGTAAAAAAAGAAGTAAAATATTTGAATAAAGATTTTTCTCAGTTTAGAGAGAAATTAGTTAATTTTGCAAAGGTATACTTTCCTGACACATATACTGACTTTAATGAAACCTCACCTGGAATGATGTTTATTGAAATGACAGCCTATGTTGGTGATGTGTTGTCAATGTATATAGATAATCAACTTAAAGAATCTATGTTGTTACACGCAGAAGATTCTCAAAACATATATGATATCGCACAAGCATTAGGATATAAACCTCAACCGTCAGCAGCTGCAACCACTACATTAGATGTATTTCATTTAGTACCAGCCGTTGGAAGTGGAGTTAACATTGCCCCAGACTTTAGATATGCACAAGAATTACAGGAAGGAATGACAATAAAATCTACAGAAAATGCTGAAGTTGAATTTAGAACTTTAGAAGCTGTAAACTTTGCATTTTCAAGTTCAAATAACCAAACAGAGGTATCAATATATAAGGTAGATGAAACAACAGGAGTTCCACAGTTTTATTTATTACAAAAGAGTGTTAAAGCTATTTCTGGAAAATTAGAATCAGAAAACTTCACATTTACTTCACCTAAAAAGTTTGATAGAATAAGATTAGACCCAAATAATATAATTGATATTGTAGATGCAAAAGATATTGATGGAAATAGATGGTATGAAGTAGATTATCTTGCACAAGATACAGTATATACTGAAGTAAAACAAGGAGAAGCTGAAGATCCATTATTATCTCCATATGAAGATACAGTACCATATATTTTATCATTACGTCGAGTACCCAAAAGATTTACAAAGCGCATAACATCAAACAATCAAATAGAATTACATTTTGGAGCAGGAGTATCTGCAAATGCAGATGAAATAATACTTCCAAATCCTATAAACATTGGAATGCAACTACCGTATGGAAATACTGCTGGTTTAGATAATGCATATGACCCAACCAATGTTTTATTTACTAGAGGATACGGCCAAGCACCGTCAGACACAACTCTTGTTGTTAGATATTATACTGGAGGTGGAATTCAAGCTAATGTCGGAGCAAAAACCCTTACGGATATTACATTTAAAGAATTCATTGGTGGATCAGAAGGATTAGATGAAGGAGTTATAAAATTTGCACAAGATTCTATAGCTTGTACAAATCCTGATCCTGCAACAGGTGGAAGAGGACAAGAAACTGTTGAAGAAATTAGACAAAATGCAATGGCATCTTATGCATCGCAAAATAGAGCCGTTACAAAAGAAGATTATATTGCAAGAGTATATTCTCTTCCAGGAAAATATGGAAGTATTGCAAAGGCATACGTTGAAAGAGATGAACAAAATTCGCAAGGAAACGGTAATGACGATTTTAATCCTCTAGCAATTAACATATATACATTATCATACAACTCCTCAAAGCAGTTATTATCGTCTAACTTAGCAACAAAAACAAATTTAAAAACATATCTTAAAAAATATAGAATGTTAACAGACGGAATTAATCTTAAGAATGCTCATATTATAAACATTGGAGTTAGGTTTGAAATATTACCTAGGCCTGACGTTATAACTAAAGAAATATTGCTTAAAACTATTGACGAAGCTAAACGTTATTTTTCAATTGAGAAATGGCAAATAAACGAACCAATATCTGTTTCAGACCTTGCTGCAACATTAGACCAAGTAGAAGGAGTACAGTCTATTTTAAACTTAACAATAACAAATAAATTTGACACAGAATCTGGATATTCTGGAAATTATTACGATATTGGTGAAGCTACAAAAAATAATATTGTTTATCCTTCAATGGATCCTTCTATATTTGAAGTAAAGTATCCAGATACTGATATAGAAGCAAGAATAGTAGGAGCATAATCATGATATATAATATAACCTCATCAATTGACTCAACTATGTACGAACAGTATGAAGATAGAAATACTGGTATAGATGAAGTATTACAACTTGAAAAAATAATATCTGAGTCTTCAACAAACAATACCTTTAATTCTAGAATACTTACAAAATTTGACCTAGGATATATATCTCAGTCAATATTAGATGGCCATATTAAAGATACTTTTAGAGCAAAATTAAAGTTTTATACGCATGCGGCCTATGCAATACCTTACTCATACGAAATAAACGCATATGCCGTTTCTCAATCTTGGGAAATGGGAATTGGTAGATCTACACATAATCCTAAAACAAATGAAGGTGTTAGTTGGACATATAGAGATGGAGAATCAGCTGGAACTGCATGGCAAACAGCAAGTGCCGCAATGGCAACAGGTACCACTGCAAGCTTTGTTAATCTTACAACTGTTGGAGGAGGAACTTGGTGGACTGCAAGTGAAGCTAGTCAAACTTTTACATATGAGTCAGCTGATGTAGAACTTGACGTAACTGATATTGTTACTGGTTGGATTAGTGGTAGTTGGAATGGCGGTCCGCCTTTAGCAAATGATGGATTTATTGTTAAACGTTCTGATATTCAAGAATACAATGGTAATAATTATGGAAAATTACTATTCTTTTCAAAAGAAACACATACAGTATATCAGCCAAAACTAGAAATTGCATGGGATGATAATTCACTTGCCCTAACAGGAATAAGTGAACTTGATATTGCTGGTGATGTTTTTGTATATGTAAAAAACAATAGAGAACTAATACACAGAGACAGTAAAGAACGAATCCGTATAGTTGGTAGAGAAAGATACCCTGTTAAAACATATGCAACCGCATCCGAAGATATGATAGTTAAACATTTACCAACTTCTTCATATTGGTCAATACAGGATTATAATACTGGAGAAACTGTTATTGATTATGATGAAACATATACAAAACTTAGCTGTGATGGTAGTGGAAATTATTTTGACATATGGATGGACCAATTAGAATCAGATAGACGATATAAGTTGTTAATAAAGAGTGTAGGTAGTGGTGGAAATATTAGAAAAATATTTGACAATGATTTAACATTTAAGATAGTAGATTAAGATGGCAAAACCAAGATATAGACGTCAATCAGTAGTAACCTCTGTACAAGAAAAACCTCTTGAATCTAAAACCGATTACGTTGGGAGTAGAGACGCAAGTATAATTAAGCCAGATAATGGTACTGTTTCTATTGCGACTGTTCAAGATGATTATTATCCTTGGGATGCAGGAGCACATATTATTGCCGAAGACATTGAAGAATTCCAAATAAATACAGAGTTAGATTTTTTAGAAACAGCAGCCGATAAAACACATAGAGATCCTAACGGAAATATTATTTCACAATTAAATAGTGATGCAATAGGTCAAGACTTTGTTATAGTTCCACAGAGATATGTTTTAGAGCGAGATCAATATATAGAAGTAATAGACACATCAATAACGGAACTTTTACCAAATGTAGTTTATGGACCAACTGGTCCTCCAATATTGCGATCAAATCCAAATTCTGGAGAAACAACTGGTATTATTATTTTTCCATCACTAGGTACCGTTGATGGTAAAATATCTGATGGCTATTCAATTTTTGATGATCCAGGGCTATCTGCAACAGTTTTTAAATTTCCTGGAAATAATTGTAGAACACTAGTTGCAGATGCATATAATTACCTTGCAGAAGATGATATTGAAATTGAGGATGGCCTAACATATGAATGGATATTTAACTCTGATAATCCAGCAAAGTATGGACTAGAAACTAGAAAAAAGATTAGTAATAAGGTTGTTGCTAGAACACGAAAATTATCTTTGATAAATTCAACAATTTTTGAAACAGGATATTATATATGCCGAATAAAAAATGAACGTGGAACAATTGAAACACCTTCAATATATGTTTTATGTGAAGGTGGACTAATAATTGAAAGAGACCAAATATTGAATCCTGAAACTAATGAATTTATAGGATTCGGTGCAGCCACTGGTGAAGTAATAGAAGATCAACAACATAATCAAAACTATTCAGTAACTGACGGTTGGTTTGACTTTGATGAAGAAAGTAATGAATGGTTTAGAACTGCATGGGACAGTTTACAAGAAGAATGGTACGTTAGAAATAACTATCGTGGTTTTAGTGATTGGAGAGTTCCAAAATATGGACCAGAGCCAAAATCAAATGAGGTATCAGATGAAAAAGTAGTTAATCCAACTCGAACAAGTGCAGTCTCAAAAGTTCCTGAACAACCAGTTCAACAACGAAAAAGCCAAGTAACAGTTCAACCACAACAACAAGTTGTAAGAACAACCCTTCCTTCAAACAGGGCAGGTAGAAACTCAAGGATACAAGAATCATAATGACTTGGAATACTAAATATAAACAAGAAGATCTAAGACTTATTCCATCAAAGGCAATATTGTCCGACTTTGGCAAGGCAATAGATGTAGAAGACATTGTTGAATTACACATATTTTCAAGTGATGGATTAACTAAACTATTCTCAGAACCAGATATAACATCGTATAAAGTTGCAGAAGGTGGAATTCTTGATGATGGAACTATAAACAATGATTCAGTCGTATTTTTAGACCTACATAATGATATTAGAAATTATGTAAGTGCAGGTACCTTTGTTGTAAAATACAACTTTTTTAGGACAGTTGTTGGAAGTAATAATCAAGGATTAAATGATTTATTTGTTGATGAAATAAGTACTAGTAGAAAGGAAATACGACTAAAGATTAGTCCTGATGCAACTCAATTAGAAAAAGAAATCTTTGAAGATTTTGCAGATAAATTATCAATTAAAGGATCTGTAGACCATTGGGTAGATGTACATGTTAATTTTGGAAATGGACTTGTTCCATTAATTGTAAATTGGTCTATAGACAAACTTACAACTCCTGAATTTCCATATTCTATTGTATTAAAGCTATATGATCCGCTTCCAACTGAAATAAAGGCAAAACAGCCATGTTGGATTGTACAAGAAATGATAACTCCTGTACAAGAAACTGTATATGTTGAATCTCCAGAAATAGAAAAGCAAGTAAACCTTTTATCCGGTCCAAACTTTGGAGCTGGTAGTGGTGATGGATTAGGTCCTGGTACCTCAAACTTTTATAATTGGAACACATTAACTGATGCAAAAGAAGAAGTCGTAAACAAGGTATTAAATAGATATTTTTCAAGTAGTTTAGACAATGTAAGACTTAGTGTTGATTATAGAAAATATGACCATTTTGTAAGGTTTGGATCTGCAGAACAAAGACTTAAAAACTTTCAATATAAGTTGTCTCAATTAGAATTTTATGACAATAAAATAGCTGATCTTTCATATAATTCTTTGGCAACACAAAGCAATTCAGACGTAACAGGCTCGTATTACTACACTAAAAATGTAACAAACTTTAAAACACAAAAAAATAATATAATTTCTAAGTTTGATGGATATGAAAAATTCTTATATGAGGAATCAGCATCATACGAAGATAGCTCATTAGGTAATTTTTATCCAACAACTTGGCCAAAGGTATCATATATTCATGATAGTGGTTCAATACCTAAAACACCTCATCTTAATTTATCTGTAACCTCATCTGAAGCAATTGATTGGTATGATGGAGCAATAACATCTGCATCAATGTATGACGATAAAAATATTCATTCATTACAAAATACCGCAATACCTTTACATATTCATGAAGACCCTACATTAGGAACTGATGAAAATATAAATGGAGAGTATGTTAAGTTTGTACATATGGTTGGAGAATTTTTTGACAATATTTACCTATATGTAACTGCAATTCCTGAAACTTGGGATAGGCACAATGCACTTGATGCAAGTTTAATTGAAGGACAATTCAGCGGTTCAGATATGATATCGAAAGATTTAATCTACATGGGATTAAAGTCTTTAGGGTATAGCCAATGTTTGAAATCAAATGAACAAGACCTTTGGACGTATGTAATTGGAACAGATAAAGACGGAAATTACGGAGCTAAAGCTGATTATTTTGAAACAAATGATTGGTCATTTTGGCAAGCACCAGACGATCAGTATGCTTCTGGAAGCTATATAGCTGGTATTTCTGAATTTTCACAATCAAGAATATATGCATCTGACTTTTATCAAACTTCACATTCAATAGCTCGAGAAAATGTTAGGTTAGAATTTGGAAAAAGATTATTAAATAATTTACCACATTTAATGAAAACCAAAGGTACAAAGGAAAATCTTCATGCATATATGAATATTTATGGTATACCTAGAACACTATTTAGAATAAAAGAATGGGGAGGATGTACACCAATTGATTATTTCACAAATGAGTATTTTGAATATGACACATATAATTATGGACTAAACTTTACTGGAACATCAAATATAACTGCATCTTGGGATGAAGTAGTACACCCAACAATAATGGCAGATAATGGAAATAGAAGCCAGTTTCCAGATACCATAGAATTTAGGTTTAAGCTTCCAGACATGTTAGATTTTAATTTAAAATGTGGAAAAGCAAACTTCGCAGAGCTACAAAACAACGCCAACAAAAAAGATATGGTGATGGTTCAAATAAATTCAAGCTCATTTATTGCGGTTGAACATGCATCATCACTTAAAGGAACAGCTACCTATGCCACTACATCGAATGGTACAACATTTTCTACACTTGACGATAGTAAATATGGTAGAGTAAAATTTGCACTTAAAACCCTTGATGGAATAAATGCAGATGGACAATTTATATCTACAGTTACAGACTGGGCCCCAATATATGATGGAGATTGGTGGAACGTAATGGTTAATAGAAACTCTCCAACTGCAACAACAGTTTCTGCATCTAACACTGAAAACTTTACATATAGTTTATTTTGTAAAAAGTCTACTGATTGGTCAAGAGGAACAATTACACATGCACTTTCATCTAGCCTAAAAACAACTGGTAGCACAGAAATAGGGTTTTTTGCAAATGAAAGTTGGAATTCTGATGGATATATAGATACACAATGGGTTAGTAGTAGTTTCTTAACACCTGAAAACAGCCAGTCATCTGATACTGGATATACTGTAGGTACTTATGCTCAAAACTTCGACTCATTTTTTATAGGAGGAGCTGTAAATAGTGGAAATTGGTCAATAAACAATGTTTCATGCTCAAATGAACCAGATGGCTCAGTAGTTACTGATTATCATAATTTTAGTGGTTCACTACAAGAATTCCGTTTTTGGATGAAACCGTTGTCTGAGTCTGCATTCAATAATCACGTGCTTAATCCAATGGCAATTGATGGTAATACATATACGTCCTCATACTCTGACCTTATTGCAAGATATTCCTTAGGAGCAGATTTAAAAACATATGCACTTGACGATGGATCTATCATTAGGTCATCTCATCCAAATCAAGATATTGAAAGACCATTCCAATCAAATAGAAGTACAAATATTACGGCAAGCGGATTTAATGGAACAGTTGATTTTGTAGAATCATTTGAAAAAGTTGCAACAATTGTTCCAAACGCAATTGGACTAAATGCAGGACAACAAAAAATAAGAATACAAGAAAATTCATTAGAAGGTAATCTTTCTTATAATAAAAAAGCTGAAGTTCCTAACGGCAATCCTAATGATATAAACAGGGTTTCAATACAACTTACACCTGTTGACCAAATAAATATTGACATGGAACACCAATTAGGTGGAATAGAATTTAATGATTTGGTCGGAGATCCTAGGGCACAATATCAAACATATTATGATGATGTTATATTTTATGATAATCATTATTGGCTAAAGCATTTTGGACCGTTTAAATATTCAGAATTCTTTAAAATGATACGATACTACGACGATACAGTACTTTGTCAAATGAAACGAAATGTTCCTGGAAGAAATAAACCAGATTTTAATGTTTCAATAGAACCTCACATATTAGAAAGACCTCGTATACCTATTAGAAAGCCAACTCTAGATCATGTTCAATTAGAAGGATCTGCATCAGCAAGAGTATATGCAAATGGAAATACAACTGAACTAGGAAGATTTAAACATAATGGTCCTGGTGATCCATACTACAGTAATTGGGATAATAACGGACCTGAAGAATCTAGATATGGAGATTTAATTACTCCACACTATAATTCTGGACATAGAGAACAAGCACATCAGTTACCTCAACTACATCCTTCATATGGAACAGGAGGTCAACGTGAGCGAGAAAGAAACATAACTGGACTATTTAGAACTACTGTAGGTGAACTTGAAGGAACAGTAATAAAGCGCCCATTTGAGCCACTTATTAAAGATGATATTTTTATGTGTTGGGAAAGAGACCAGCATGGAGACGCAGCTAGATATGAATGGCATTTGCCAGTTAATTGGAGTAGTACAAAAGGAAACTACTCAGACTATTTTGTAAGCGGAGTAACAACAGTAGCTGCAGATAAAGGAAAAACTACTATCGCCCTAGCAGGAACTTTTCCTAACGCTGGATTTGAAACATATTCTTCAAAATCTATAGTTCTTACAGCAACCAATGGAACAGTCGTAACATTTTTATGCCACGATTCAGGTTCGCCATCAGAAGGAGAAACAGCTTCTCAAGGATCAAATGTAGCAGGAGCTATCTTTTTATATGATAGTAATCCTGTGAATTTAGCTGGAAATATAAAAACAGCAATAAATGGCCATAGTTTATTTACAGCCGGTGCTGTACATCAAAACGGTACGGCAATAAACTCGTCTGGAGATCCAACTGCAAAATATATTGTACCAATTACACAATCAGCTGCAGGAGATAATGGTAATACACATATGTTTGGAACGTTTTTTCCTCCATATAATTACAGTAACCTTCAAGGAGACCAAACATCATTATTTAATGCACATAGTGCAAGTAGACTTCATGTATTTCCTGATGACAATGGATTTGCCGGAGGTAAAGCAGAAACTAAACATCCAAAAATAACCGCTTTAAGTGATTCAACAAGAACACAGGTAACGCAAGCAAATGCATATTGGGAAAGAGACGTTTTCATGAACGTTAGTCATCCTATGGATCCTAGAGAAGATGAGGTATTTTTTGATTTTAATAAGAATGAATATTTACCAACAAATTTATATCCAAATAAACCTGTATTTGATAGAACCAGAAACTATCCAATATTAAATAACGGTTTAACTTCTTACGCTGACAATAAGTCTTGTCGTGATAGAGGTAAAGAATTTTTCTATCCATTTATCGGAAATCAGAGAGAATCTTTTTATAAATTAACTGAACTACATAGATTTGCAACTGAACTTAGTCAATCATTGGGTATAAAAGTACCAAGAATACAGTTTGGTCAATCTGACCTTGGATATGGAAATTTAGATGGACAAGCCATTGTTTCACATAGTGGAGCTCCAATACAAAACTTAAATGGAATATCTGTACTAAGTAGATCTGCACAATATCAAGATTATAGAGCTAAAGGCTTACAGAACTTAATATATGATGGTTGCATGATGTCAGCCTCAGACTTTAATATAGATTCACCACAAACAATTGATGGTGGACCAATCGTAGAAATAATAGATACAACACCGTTTACAATAACAGCGGCACCTGCAACACTTGGTGAAGGTCCAGGTAGAACATCTGGAGAAGGTGTAGGTAGAGGAGTAGGTCAATATTCTGGAAGACCAATCGGAAGAGCACCGGCTGCTGGCAGAGGACAAGTTACATCCGGTGGTAGATATAATTACCTTAGGTCTAGCAGAAATGCACCTCAGGGAAATCAAGTGCTATAATATATATAAAATTAAAACAGTATTATATTTATTATTGATATAATCTGTAAAATATGGAGACATTAAATGGGATACTTAGATAAAACAACAATAACTGTTGACGCAATCTTAACAAAGAAAGGAAGAGAACTATTAGCAAAAAATAGATCTGCTTTCAATATTACAAAATTTGCCTTGGCAGATGATGAAATTGACTACAACTTATGGGATGTTAATCATGCCTTAGGAACAAACTATTATGGACAAGCAATCGAATCAATGCCGATTGTTGAAGCAAGTCCAGATGAATCACAAATGATGCGATATAAATTGGTTACACTACCAAAAAATATATCTAAGATGCCAGTCGTAACTGCTCTACCAGGAGCAATAACACTGACATCAGCTGGACAAAACGCAACAATTGTTCCTTCAACAACAAACTTTCAAAATGGAAATAATACGTATGGTTACACGGCAATCCTTGCAGATTCAGATGTATGTTATCTAAATATTGCACCAGGAGGAGCTGTAGATTCAAGGTTTAATCCTTCAGTACCAAGTCCTATTGAAACAAACGTTAAGTCTATAAGTTTAGTTGGAAAGTCATTTCAAATCGTGGCAAAAGCACAACCTTTACAGACAGTATCAACAACATTAACTATTATTGGAAACGAAACAGGTGGATCTGCAACTGTGACTATCACTGTTAATAAGGAAGAAGTTAGTACCAATATATTAGAGTCACCAGCATATAGATAGGGAAATAAACAATGGCAAATTATAGAGACAGCAGAGGAAACCCGGTTTCTCCAGCAAGATTAAGTCCTAGTAAAGGACAAAACCAAAGTGATAGAGTCACTAGAGACCGAGAAAAACCTCAACAAGAACCAAGTAGAAGACCTTTTGTACGACCTAGGCCAAACCCTATTACACCAAGAGCCATAACTTCAGTTTTTTCTGAATTTGGACCTGATGACGTTGTAGAAAACTTAGATTCAGATGTTGTAACTGCAGCATTATTTTCTGAAAACCAAGGAGAAATAACAGGAATGTTTACTTCGTCTGCACAAAGTCAAAGTTCTGGAGAATATTATTTAGATGTATATCAAAAAGATCCATCAAGAAATAATAATCAAGAAATTCAATTTGCTCTTGCATTTGGACACTATGCTGGTTCAGGCTCACAACCTCCTCAATATACTTCTGTTGGATTTACACCAAGTAAAGCGGTATATACTCAATATGCAAATACATTGCTAAACGCAGGAGATAATAGATTTACTGTAAATAATGTTCATCCTAATTCTAAGGCAAATCTTGAAATGATTTATGCTATAAATTTCCAAAGAACTAGGATGAAAGAAAAAATAGATCCGGGTAATTGGGAACTACATGTTTCAGGAACACAGTATCCAATTAAATTAATTGATGATTCTACGGTATCTGATGGAACAGTAACCGAAGCAGGAAGACAATACTTTATTAGAAGTGGTACAATTGATGCAGGTGTTATGGCATCAAATACATATCATTATGGTTTAGTTTATCCTGATATGGGTGTATTAATTCTAGATCCAATGGCAATTAGTGGAAGTGCAAGAATACGAGTTAATTCTTCTTCTTTTGCTTACACATCCACCGCGGTAACAGTTTCAAATGCAAATACAACAGACTTCTTTACACACCTAAGTGGATCTGGAACTGCACAAGTCGGATATCTTGCAGCAAGAAATAAAGAAACAATTCATTCAACACATTATTTCATACGGGTTAAAAATAATGAATTTAACTTTTCAAATAATCCTACATTTACGTCAGGATCTACTGGAACTTTTGCAAATGCATCATACTTTAGAGATCCAAAATCATATGTAACCTCAATAGGACTATATAATGATAATAATGAATTATTAGCAATTGCAAAATTAAGCAAACCATTATTAAAAACATTTTCAAGAG